ATGAGAAATCTGTAGGGCTCAAAGTGAGCGTTATGTCTACGAATTGAGGCGTGGCCCTAATAGCAAAGCCCTCTAAAAAGCCGTTAAAGGATCCGTTAAACATATTGATAGGTAAATCGCTAATAACAATAGGCTCGCCAAAAAATACATTTATAAGTTTGTTTCGCTCAGCATCGGGTAAGTCTGCATTATCTAATCTAAAGGTAATGGCCTGTAGCTGCTCACGTGGGATAGCCCGCAGCCCTAGCTCGCGATCCATTACATCGTTTACGTCTGACAAGTTATGGAGGTTAGAGCTTACGCTGCGCTGATAGCGGCCATAGTTAGCGATCGAGTCAGCATCTAAAGCCGTTGCCTGATTATTGTAATTATTACCATAGTTAAATACGAGCGAGTTACGGATCTTGCCTATCTGTAAAATTGACTTAACGCTGGATGGGATAGCGTAATTAGCCGAGATAGTCGTGTAGCCATTAGCCGATAAGTAGGCCGTACGATGGTCAGCATCGGCGTAACAGACTCGCCCAGCCTTGTCCTCGTACATATTACCAAGCGCGCTCTGTGCGATCTGAGCGCATAGGTTGTAGCTGCTAAAAGGATCAGCTGATCGAGATATCATCTCGTAAAGGCCCGGCTGGTCGATCTCGCCAAGGCCTACGTTTTCAGCGTTAGCCCACGTAGTCGTAGGGTCGTAGTCCTGCCATTGTAAAGCTGGGGCTACCTCAAACCACGAGTTAATAAGTAGCTCGTTAAGGATGTCGAAAATTTGATTGCCGTCCTCAGTTTTAGGCAAGGCATCCGGAAACAGAGCTTTAGTTAATTTAGCCAAGGATCCTACGGCCAAAATATTACCAATTGTTATAAAGCCTACTTCCTCAGGCGAGCGTACGGAGATACCAAAATCGGATACCGTGCCGCCGAAAACAGGCACGTAAACCCCTGAGCTATTCTTAAGCTCTAAAGTTAATACATCGGTTACGTCTATATCAAATGCTGAGTTATTTACGTTTACGATCTCCATACGAGCGTAGCCTGCGTTGCATTGTAGATCGATGTCATCTCGACCGGTTGCCATAGTTACGCTTAGGACGTTTGTGTAAACCGTTTGATTAACGGTTATACGCCACTCAGGTAGCCAAGTACTCACGCTACTGTGTACAGCCCTGTATCGCGGTTAGTAGAAGTACCTCTATAACCTGATTGGTTAAGGGCATCTGATACGGCACGAGCAATAGCTTCGGGATCTGACCCCATCCCGGCATTGATTGTAATGTTATACATAGCCGCCGCTTGAGCTGCATATCGTGCGCCACTTGCTGCACCTGCAACACCTGCGCCGCCTGTAAGGCCAGCAAGAAATGACGTTTGAGCTAACATCTCTGTATCAATTAAACCGGAGCCGTTCTTAAAAGGATCGCCCGCTAGATAATCTGCGACCGCCTTAGTTGCGTCATCTGTTAAAAGAGTAAAAGCATCAGCTCTTGCAGCTGTGGCCTCTAGCAATTCGATAACGGCATCGGTTTCGGCTTTGAGGATAGTATCGAGAGTTACTTTTTCTAATTGTGCTTTGAGGGCAGCATCAGCAGCAGCCTTAGCAGCAGCAGCTTCTTTTGCTAGTTGCTCATCATAAAACTTTTTTAATGCTGCATCCGCCGCTAATTGAGTCGCACTTTTACCATCTGTAGGGCCTCCACTTGTAGGGCCTCCACTTGTAGTACTGGCTAAACTTGAAGCTGTGCCGATCTTTCCTAAAGCTGCGGCGTACTCTTGTAAAGCTTTCAGGCGAGCATCATCGGCGGCCTTTTGTGCCTTAGCTACGCGATCGATCATTGATAACTCGGCAGACTCGCGCAGTAAAGCCGCAGTATTGGCAGCACTTAAAGTCGTACTAATAGAGGCTAAACGAGCAATTTCCGTTAATTGTATTTGTACGCGCTCGCTATATTGCTCTTTCGCTGCTAACTGGCCAGCGGCAGTAATGGCGGCGTTATACTTCTTAAACGCTTCTTCACGTGCTATCTCTTTATCAGCCTCAGCCATTTTGGATTTATTAATAGCTGTAAGTTCGTTGAGTAGTTGCGTGTTAATTGAGAGTAGCGTTGCATCGCTGATCTCTTTGATGCCTGCTAACTTGGCTAGGTCTGCGTTTTTTTGCAGCGCGGCTAGTTCGCCTATTTTCTTTAGCGCTAAATCGCCATTTTCATCCTCGATAGCGATAAGGGCCTCAAGGCGCAGGCGTGTCTCTTTATCATAGGTAGCCTTAAGAGCTGCAGCTAGTGAGACACGGGTAGTATCAAAAACAGCGGCAGCCTTAGATAAAGCTAATTTATTCTTTTCTGCTATAGCTTGTTTTCTTTGTAATGCTAATAACTCTTTAGCTCGCTTAGCAGCATCGGCTTCGGCCTTGGCTCGTGCCTTGGCATCGGCTTTTTGTGTATCTTGGTTGCCCGCAGAAAGTGAGCGATTACCAAACCCTCCGGGGATCTTGCCAGCGTTGAGGCCGAAATACTGTTGCAGGTATTCGCCTGCCTTAAGTCCTATCGTTACATCGATAAGGCCAGCAATAGCGCTACTGAGTTTATCGATCTTAGAGATCGTATCATCTACGGTCTCGCCGCCGGATAGAGCAGTAAGCGCACCGACTAAAGATTTACCTATCTTTTCGCTAGCGTTCTCGGAGGCTATGGCTAGTTTATTCATAGAGCCGACATAGCTATCGGCGGCTACCTTGGCTTGGCCTGCGAATAATACTTGTAAACGAGACTGTACTTTCTCAAAGTCTGTAGAGGCTAACTCGGCTTGAGTAAGGCCTAGGTTAAGAGAGCGTAAGCCCTTAAAATTGCCTACGTATGCTTGGCTCAATATTTCGCTAGTTTTGGCTAAATCGGTTCCCGTGCCTGCCGATACATCCATAGCAAGGTTAAGTAATTCTTGGCTCTTAGTTACTGAGCCCGTTACCTGTAGCAGCTTAAGCATCGCCGGCTGGAGTAGATCTCTATTTACGCCCGTAGCCGCTTCGATCTTATCGATGTATCGATCGATCTCCGGAGTAGCAAAAGCCAAACCAAGGTTACGTACAGCTGTAGTTAATTGTGCTACCTCGAGTTGCTGAGCGGCAAAAGCCTTAACGGCATTTTTACCATACTGAGCTAGAGCGGCAGCAGAAAAAGCAACGCCAAAAGTTTTAGCTAAACTCTTTACGTTTTTCTCAAAGGCACTTATTTGTTTTTGACCTTTTGCTAACGCCTTACCGTCAAAAGTAGTAACGGCATTAACAAATAAATCGGGTAACTTGGCCATTATGCCGCCTTCGCGTAACGGCCTTGATTAAAGGCGGCGATAGTTTTTTCAATAGCTCTTACTACGGCAGCTTGAGCCTTGCCCTGATCCTCGTGCCACGCTCTAAAAATCATACGACCGCGTGAGGCTTGATCCTGACCATATAAAGGCCCCATACGGCTAATAAAGTTAGCACCTGCGCCTGGGTTATTAGATCGACTACGAGAGTCTCCGCCCGGGTTTTTACGTCCGGCAGTCTCATAGATAGCGCCACTAGCTGAGGCGTTAGCGATGATGTACATCGATGACCAGCCGTTACGGTTGCGCTTGCTTGGTGAGGCTGAGTAGTACACGCCTTTACTAGCTAAAGCTGCATCGTAGAGTGGAAACATACGTACGCGCCCATCGGTGTTAAGAGTTCTAAAGGCCGAGTTACGAGCTGTAATCTTTCGGCCCTTAGTCCCTTCGTTCCAGTTATACAGGTTTCCCGGTACTGGAGACGGCGCATAGCCCCGAGCCTTGTCCCGGATGGGGATCATTACGCCTTTAATCTCTTTGTTCATCTCTTTTAATAGTTCAGGATCTATTTTACGCATAGCCTTAAGAGTCTCTTTAACGCCGTCTAGTGTTACGGACATTTTTAACCTCCTCGGCTTGCTCGTTTAATACCTTTACTAACATCTTAAACATCTCAGTATCGAGATCGAGTATCGCTTGAGGCGCGACCCCTAACCGTACTGATAGTTGCGCTACCAGATAGGTTAAAGTGCCGCGCCCTAGCTTAAAGGCTCGTCGTCTAGTACCTCGACCTTTTTAAGAGTATCTAAAAACTCGGCTCCGAAAATTGGTACGGTTTCGCCGGATGTACGTAAGCACTCCCACGCTAACCAATATACGTCGCTCTGTTTTTCGTCATCTCTGAAAGCTTTGTGAAAGCCTTTTTTTGCATATAACTCAAAGGCGTACTCAATTCGCGGCGAGATCTGATGCTCTGATACTTCGCCTGTAGCCCTTGTTATTTTGAGTCGTGCCATTTGTTGCCCCTTTGTTAGTTAGTTATGGTGCGGTAGTAATTACGATTGGTGAGTTACAAGTAAATGTAATGCTCTGTGTGCCGATATCTCCAACAGCTCCGTTAATATCTGTAGTGTTATTTACTAGGATAGTCGTGCTGTATAAAGGGTTAGTAGCTGATACGACTGCGCTAGTCTGCTTTAGCGTGATTGGTACAGTCGTACCCCAAGCCGCCTGCAAAGTAGCGTTTACGTTAGCTGCTGCTGTGTCCGATAGGAAGTCTAGAGAAATCGTAGAAGTTTCTAG